GTGCGTGTGGTTGTTGATATTGAGCATATTGTTGTTGTAATTGTCTACGCTCATCTGCTAATGCTTGGGTTTTACGAGAATAATCTGCTTGGCGTTGGTAGCCATTCAAAAGTTCCTCAAGTGGAACTTGCATTTCTTGACCGTCAACTTTGACTGTATACATTTGTGGTTCTGGTGTTGCTTGCTCTGGTTCAGGTTCACTAGCTTGTCCTTCATCAGATTCCTGCGTCTCTGGTTCAGGGGCAGGTTCTCCTTCATCATCAAAAGCGAACATTCGATTGCCATTAAAGAATACGTCGCCGTTTTCATCAATACCAAAATCAAAATCAGCAGGCTGTGTCTGAGTATCTGTACCCTCTACATCGCCAGTTGGTTCTGTTGGTGTAGCATCAGTTGCAGGTACTTCAGCTTCACCTTCTGCAAAAGTTTGCAAATTAAATTCAAAATCCTTCATTATAATCTCCTTTCACTCCCTTACGGGTTGGTGAATGTTATTAATAAAATTATAAGCCGTCTACGGTAGTCCAACCGTTAGATGGTACTTGAGTAGTGCCACCACCACTAAACAATCCACCGATTGCTTTATAAAGCGGAACCTTTCTCCAGTCTGTTTCTTCTGGTGCTTGAATAGAATAATCACCACTAAACACTGGTTGAGGTGCTGGAGCTGGTGCACTTACTTCGCTGGAATTGTCTGATTGTGGTTCGTAATAATCAGGTTCACTGTAAGGGTAAGATGCCGCTCTCGCTGCTGCTACTCTAGCCGCTTCTGCTTCCGCTTGTTGACGTAAGCGTTCTTGCTCTGCTAAATATTCACGATATGGAGCTCTAATAGCACCTTGATGATACAATTCTTCAATCTCTTGTGGGTGGAATTCAGTACGTGCTTTCATAGAAGCAATATCATCTGTTCCCCATCCAAGTTGACCTAATTTAGCATCATCTACCCATTGATAACCCATTTCTTTTGTGAATGGATTTTGTCGTGCCCATGCCATATCTTGAGGAATAGAATCCATACGTTGCTGAGCAATCTGTCCCATTGTTAGTGGGGTATAGTTTCCTTCAGCTGCGTTGCGATATTTTTCCTCTAAAGCCTTACCTTGTTGCAAAATATCATAAATAGCACTAGGATTGGATAAACCAGTGTGAGTAGCTGCAAATTCTTTACTGCCATCAGATTGGAATTTAGGAGCCATACTTACAGATGTATAATCTGTGTTTGGTTTAAAATTACCATCTTGTGGGAAACCTTGTGTAGCCTCCATACGAGCTTGTGCTTGATTGATAGGCTCACGTTGTTTCATAAAGTCTTGGTAGCTTGGGACTGCTCTTTGTACACCAGCTTGTTTAGCTAGTTGACTTGCAATCGGTGCATAACCCATCTGATTAACCATTGGCATACCTTGATGTTGTGCTGGCTGCTCACTTGGTTGATAATTTTTCGGTCTAGCACTTTGGTTCGGCTTTTTATTTAACAAAGCTTGTTGTTCTGCCGAAAAGTTTTGCCTTTCATTATATTCATTATTTCCAGAACTTTCGCCTGTGTTTTGTTTCACTTGAGGCACTTCTGTAAATGTTCCAGAATTTATGTCATATTGAAATGGCAACTTCTTTGGACTGTAAGAAATCTTCAAAGTCTGTTATCCTTTCTATAAAATTTGTTCGTAACCCAGAACAGGGAGATAATAGGACCACCTCCGTCATACTACGCCAGATACGATGTCAGTCATCTTATTACCACCCCCAATCATAAGTGTTTATAACTAAACTGGATAATAACCTCGTTGTGTTTGAAACTTATGTTTTTCCAGTAAAGCTTTGAGTTCATCTTCCGCAATCACACCATTAGCGATAATTGCAGTTAGGAAGTCATTAAAAGCCTCCGACGCCACCAGTAGGTTCCTTTGGTGCTCCATTTCCGTTACGGGGCACGATTTGAGGCGATTGATTATCAGTCCTTGATAAGCCTCCAACCAACCCTTGAGCAAGGTTTGGACCGCCGAAGCTAAATCCTTGTCCGCCATTTCCGCTTTGAGGTGTTCCGTTGCTTTGTAAAGTGTTGAATAATCCAGATTGTTCTGTTCCATTTCCTTCTCCTCCAAACAATAATTGTAATTCTGGCGGTAACATTAATAAATATTGTGGTGGTAATACACCAAATGTCATATAAGCTTGCAACGCTTCTGGTGGTAAACTGCCAAGAACTTGTTGTTTAAGTTGCATATCCATAATTGCACGTTGTTGTACAACTGCTGGGTCTGTAACATAGTCATTATAGTTTTTAAAACCAGCACTTTCAATCCACTTTTTAAATAGATTGTAAATGTTTTGTGGGGTTACAATAGGAATACCAGCTGCTTGTGTTTGCATTAAAGCAGTCAACATCGTTTGCAAAGTTAAAATAGTAGATTCTTTTGTTGCAATACTAATGCCAGCATTAACCACTAAGTCAAAATTACCATTTAAGTCGTCAGGGCTAATACGTAACTGTTTGTTAGTTAGTCGAACCACAGTTTCTTGGTCTACAAATTTTTGGTTCAAACTAACCATAAAACGAAACAGTTCCGAAATCCCTGTCTCCGCATACATACGTGCAATTAGTTCTAGCCGTTGAGCACTCTGTCCTAAAATTGCAGAAATACCTGTGGCGGTTTTATTTAGGCTCGAAGCGTCAAGCCCTTGGTTATACCGTGTAATACCAGTGCGGTTTTCTTTTTGCCCTTCTAACCACTCTAAAAACTGGAATGTTTGTGGTGATAACTGATTTACAGGCATAGACATAGCTACATCACCCATATTAGCACCGGGTTTCTTACGTATTACTTTACGTCCCTCAATATAGTCAGAGATATTAATACTATCTTCTGCTAAAATCATCTTAGGGTCATTAGTCAACGCAATATTTTGTACAATTTGACGAGTAAGAGCTACTTTCATGTCTTGCAACTCACCAATCAGTTCTGCATAAGAGCGTTTTACCCAAATACGATGAGGGTCTTTAGTTGGTGAAATAGCAAAGAATGGATGCCTACCCATATAATTAGGCTCTGCTCGAAGGATTACATCACCAGCAATAGTAATAATCATATCTTCAAGAATACCATCATTATTAAAGTCAATTTTGGTATAGCACTCATAGATTGTAACTTCTTCACGTGCTTTATCTTGATTGTTTTTGTGTAGAGGCGTATAATTATCGCCAATTGCTTCTTCAATTTGGTCAGATAACCAAGATGTCGGACCATTATCTGGTTTTACCATATCTACATTAGCATAGATACCCTCTTTTTCTTTTTGACGAAGATGAGACATAGTAACCTTTTTACGGTGTGCTACGAAATTCGCATCCTCGAGGTTTTTAGCATCTGGAGAATATAAAAATTCAGATACTAATATGTTTTCAATTTTAGGGCTATTCTTTACGTAATATGGAGAATTCCATGTTACCATAAAGTCACCCATCATATCTGGACCTTGTACATTGGTAATTTCAACGCCAGTCTGGGATAATAGTCTTAAAGCATCAGCATTAAGCTTTTGTGTTTCAGGAGTCCAGCCTTCGGTACGCTCCCAATAACATTTAATAATACCCATACCAGTAATCAAAGAGTCCTTCATCCAATTATATAAAATAGGGAAGAACTTATTTTGGCGTTGTAATTGATATACCAATAAACTTTGCATTACTTCTGCATTTTGGTCATCTTCTTCTGTTACACCAGCTACGGTAATTACCTCATCAGAGCCAGTAAATACTTTCATTAAAGAAGGTAAAGCCCATTCAATTGTATCGGCAACGTCTGTAGATACTAAAGAAGAAGTCTTGCTCAAAATAGGAAACTTATTAGCATAGTATTCTTTATCAGCATAATAAATCTGATAACGCTCACGCACAGTTGGTTCAATTACAGATTGTTGATATGCCTCAGCTTCTGCAATATCTGCTTGTACAGATTTTAATAGAGCCTTGTCGGCTTCTTCGCCAGTTAATTCAATTGTATATTCGTCAGCCAATATTACATTGCACCCCCCATCGGTATGTCAGCAGTATTCACTGTTCCAAATGTTCCTACAGGTGGACTAGCAATAGCTGCGATATGTGCTAAACTGTCAATTAAATCATCATGTAAAGATTTAGGGAAAGATAATAATTCACTCTCAAGTTCCACTAAGAAATCTTTACCCATAGGGAACCATAATGTCCCTGCTTTAAATCGTGGTTGTAATGCGGCAATACGGATTTCCTTTTTCTCTTTAGCTTCTAAAGGCTTAACAGTAAACCAAGTATTACGAGTAATCATTTCTTTCTCCACGAAATGAATTAAAGCTGCCTGATAAGCAACTTTTTCAATACCAACAAAAATTGGTCTATATTTTTGTACCATTCTAAAGATTGTATCAATAGTTTTAGTTGGGTCCCATCGACCATAGTCAATTTCTAGTAAGAACCAATGGTTATCAGAATTAACTGCAACGGCTGCGACGGATGTGAAGTCAGCTGTTTCTTTTTCAGAAATAGCCAAGTCACAGGCAACAAAGATAGAACAATCTTCGATGTTTAATACGTTAGGGTCATAATATCTAAAGTATTCTTTCTTAAATATTTGGCTTTCAGGAGAAATAGCAATACACAACTTTTCTCGTTCCCAAATATCTAGCTGCCCAAGTTTACGCCACTTTTCACGTTCATCATTAATAGCATCGACTGGATACATCTCTTCCCAGTTAGATTTACCATCTGCATCTAATACAGGAATACGCTCAGCATCAAAACCTAATTCCTCTTTATTGGATATTACCTGTTCAATAATACACTTTTCACCGAGGTTATTACCAATAAAAAATATCCGTGTATTTTTACCAAGGAAATACACATCAGATAAGAACCATTGATAGTCAGATTTTTGTACTGTATCAGATAAGCTATCTTCTAAGTCTTGAGGGTCGTCTATCAAAATAATATCAGGACGTCTATCTTTATTATTCAAACCACGGACACTAGAACCTTTACCATATGCCTCCATGCGTACAGTAATTTCTTCTCCGTTTTTATCCTTAACTACGATTTCAAATGCTTTCTCAGACTGTTCTTTAATACGAACAAGATTAAGGTTCATTAACTCATTCGATGTATATTCTTCAGCAATATCTTTAAGCCTTCGGCTGGCTGCCCGTTGGTTAGCCATGATAAATACGATGTATTGTTTCTTCTTAGATGGAAATACCAGACAATGAATTGGAAATGCTCTCAATACATAAGAGGTTTTTGCTGATTCACGAAAACCTTCTACTGCATAATGTCGATTACCATTCAACAGTACTTCTCCCCATTTACGATGGAACCAAGCTGGTTTTACTTCTTTTTCTGCTGGAAGAAACATCTGCCGAAATAATACCAAGTCATTTTCACATCTTTCGTATATCTCTGCTAACTGTTCAATTTCTTTCGACATTACACTTCTCCTTTCTGTACCCTTTCACTACTATCACCTGAAAATACACTTTAGTCTAGTATTTGTTTCAATTGAGATACTTACCTTCGTATTACCATAACAAGTTAAGCCTACGTTTCTGCTTTCGTAATACCACTCACAAGTGTATGCTTGAGAAAGCTGATACGTATTTTTTCTGACGAGTACGTAA